CGGCGCTTCGATCAGCCCCAGCTGCGTGGCCGCCAGCACCCGGCCATGTCCCGCAATCAACTCGCCATCCTCTGCCACGAGGCAAGGCACGGTCCAGCCGAACTCGGCCATGCTGGCGGCGATCCTGGCGACCTGGTCCGCGCCATGCATCTTCGCGTTCTTCGCGTAGGGCTGCAGGCGCGCAAGCGGCCATTGCTCGATCCGCTCGGGGGCGAAGGCGAGGGTCATCGTCGTCATCGTCGGTCATTCCTCTGGTCAAGGTGGATACCCCTGGCTTCCGGACTCCGGATGCCGCGCTGGACTCCGTGCGGGGTCCAGCGGTCACCGGGGTGTCCAGCCTCAAGGGTTTGATTTTGCAGTGGTTCAGGCGGGTTCAGGAGGCGCTGGTTTCCGGGTGGCTTCCCAAAAACCGGCCCTGTCGCTAGCGATCCATCGCGCTGTGCGCTCCCTCATGCAATAGCGCCTGGAAGGAACCATGAATCAGCGGGTTGGCGTAACGGACGCCGACGGGATCCCTGGCTGGGCCCCGGAAGCCAGCGGCGTCCGCCTCAAAGCAAAGGGGAGAGCGAGCCCTTCGGCGCACTCTCCCCATGTTGTCTTCTGAATAGCACGAACATGTTGCAGATGTCGAAGGAAAAAGTGTTGCAACACATTGGATTCACTCCGCATTCAGCCGCGCCGCGATCTTGGTCAGCGCCAGCTGCCAGCGACGCCAGGCGGTGGTGCGGTCGCAGCCCATCTCGCCGCTGATCTGCTTCCACGGCACGCGGGCGGCGCGCGACCAGACCAGCTTGCGCTCCTCCACGCTGATCCAGAGCACCCAGTCCGAGGTCTGCTCAAGGCGCGTGATCGCAGCCGCCGACGGCCAGATACGCATCGGCTGCGGTTCCATGGCGGCGATTTCACGGCTGGTCCGCACGATGCCGGGCCAGGTGTTGAAGTAGCCCTGCACCTTCACCGGCGGCAGCGTGCGCAGTGTGCGGAACGCCTCCTCGAAATGGCCGGCGACACACTCGGCGGTCCATTCGCGATCAGCCATGACGCGCCTCCCGCTCCGAAGGGCGCGGCCCGTAGAGCTTCTCGCCCAGTTGCCGGACCAGTTCACGCTCGGGCCAGGTGAGGCGTTGGTCATCGGCCGAGACCGCCAGCAGCCCTTGTTCCTGCCAGCCCTCGCGCTTGAGCTGGTCGGGATCCCGGCGCTGGCCGCCGTAGCCGTGGGAATGCCATCTCATGCGACACCCCCGTTCGTCCCGATCGCCCAGAGCAGGATTGCAATGGCGTCGGCCTCGTTGTCATCGGCGGGGCTGAACCCGCGGGCGCGGATGGCGGCGGCCATCGCGGCCTTGTCGGTGATGCCCTTGCCGGCGGCATGACGCTTGATGGCGCTGACCGGAACACCCTCGTAGGGCACGCCGCGTAGTTCCGCCCATGCTGTCAGCGTTGCCATGAGGCCGCCATAGATGTGGCTCGCGCCGGTACCTGCGTGGCGGCGGACCTCCTCAAACCAGATGGCGGCGATGGGCCCGGACAAACGGTCCAATTCGCCCAGCCAGTTGGTGAAGCGGAGGTATCGCATGCCGCCCCCGTCGAAGCGGCCGCGGCGGAAGGACGCAGCGCCACTGGTGATCAGACCGTCGTGGCCGCGCATGGCCCATCCGGTGGTGATGCCCAGATCGAGGGCGAGGATGCAGCGGTAGCGGGGCGTGTCGAGCGGCAGCGATTCTATCCTTGCGCCGTCGGAATTCGGGATCAGAGTCGGCTGAGCCATGATGGGCCTCCTTTGCCGGTGGCTTGTCGTGGTGGAAGACGACGGCGGTCATGTGCTTGGCGGTATGGGGCCGCCGTCGTCGGATCGGGAAAGCACAAGAGACCGTCGCGGCGGAGCGCGCGGCTGACCCAGACGTATGGGATGAGTGGCCAACCCCAGGGGGTGGCCTCCCCATACGTAGTATGGGGGTTTGACACCTAACTGTTCCCGGAAGGACAAGTGACTGAAATCGTTGGGAAATAAGACTTCATGAAGTCTTCGGGCATGAGTTGGGGACCTAACTCTTATTTGCCCGTAACCCGTTGATTTCATTAAGCGCACAGTTGGTGAAGACATATGAGTCAGGCCTCACTCATATGAGTCAGGTCGTCATCAAGGCCCTCCGGGTAGACCCAGACAGCGGGGTTTTCGACCTGAAGGCAGAGCCCGGATTGGGGGCATTTGAAGTGGCTGGGCAGGACCGTACGGGTGGTTGTGGTGACCTCGCCGGTGGTCGGATCGATCTCCTCGACGGGCAAGCCGAACGCCATGCCTTCCACACAGAGATAGCCGAAACGCGACCGGGTGACGGGAAAACCGAACCCCGAACTATCCCGCAGGAACTTCACGAAGCCCTTGGTCGCGAGCACGCTGAGGCGCTCACGGATGGTGTGTTTGCTCCCCAGACCGCCCCGGTTCTCGAAGGTCTCGGAGAACTGCATGGTGGTGTAGAGCCGCTCGCTCGCCGCCTCGTCCAGCAGCATGCCGAGGATGACATCGTGCTTGCGCAGCCGTTCGGCATCGAGCTTCGCGCCGATCTCCTTGCGTACCAGACGCTCGTTCATCGGGTTCAGCTCGACCCACTCGCCCTTCACCTTGTCGATCAGCTTGCCCGCCAGCGCGGGGCCGTTGCGCAGCTCGATCTCCAGCCTGCGGACGGTGCTGTCCTCGTCGGGCCGGTGCATGAGCAGTCCGGAGGTGTAGAAGCCGCGCAGTGCACTGGCGCCGGAGAGGGCAAGGAAGGGATCGTCCTTGACCTGCGTTTTCGACGCCTTGCGGGTGTGGTGGGCGAGGATGACACCGGCGTCCGGATTGACCGCTTCGCGCAGGGGCTCCACCCGGTCCTTCAGGAAGAACATCATGGCGGTGTTGTCGTTTTCGCCGCCGCCATCAGGGCCACCGTCGAACAGGTTGCGGATTGGATCGATGACGATGACGTCGGGCGGCGCGTCGGGGAATGCGGCCTGGATGACCTCGACGATGCGGGTGACGCCGTCGGCATCCAGCAGCAGCTTCAGTTTCGGGGTGGCGATAAAGGTGCCGCGCGCGGCGGCAATGACTGCGGGCGGCAGGCTGATCTGCTGCATGCGTTCGCGCAGATAGTGATACTGGATTTCCGCTTGCAGATAAAACACGCGCAGCGTTCGGGGCGGCGTGAAGCCGAGGAACGGCACGCCCGCCGCCATGTGGACGAGCCAGGAGATCAGGAAGTCGCTCTTGCCGACCTTGGGCGCGCCGCCCAGCACCAGCAGCCCGCCAGGCGTCAGGACGCGCGGCGCAATGATGTCGTCAGGCATCGGTCTGCGATCATCGAGCAGCGCGCCAAGGCTGAAGGTTGGCAACGGGCTTGCGGGGGCGTTGGAGCGGGCAGCGCGAATGAGCGGCGGGCCATTGCGTTTCACATGCAGTGCCCAGAGACGTTCGGCCTCAGCCTGCAGCCGATCCATTGGCCATGCGGGGCGCAGCATGGCAGCGTTGTAGCCGCAGATCGCTTCCCAGCCTTCGGCCGGGTCAAGCCGCCCATCGTGCACCAAACGGATGTAATGTCCGATGGCGGCACTCGCCCCCTGGAACCGCGACCAATCATCCACCGCGCCCTCGCGCACCGAGGTGGTCAGAACCGCATCAACGCCCGGCTTGGCGGCGGATAGCGGGGGACTGGCCATGCCCACGCCCGCCAGCGGCGGCATGTCTCCCACCCGTTCCGCGAAATCCGCCAGATCGACTTCAACCGGATTGTGGTCGCGGATCTGCACCAGCCGCTGATGGCCGTGCTTGTGATAGACCGACCCCGCAACACGGATCGGCTGGTGCGCTGAGCGGAAATGGGTGTCGCCGCCGACCTTGATGGCTATATCGCCCCGCAGACGGCACAGGGTGGCCAGATCCTCGCCTTCGGCGGGTTCGGTCAGTTTCCACCAGACATGCAGCTTGGCAGCACCCTCAGGCGTGCGGCCGCCGCTTTCCACGATCAGGGTCGGCGTCCCAAGGTGGCTGACGATCTGATCCAGCTTGGCCGGGATGTCACCCGCATCGAGATCAACCACGAGGGCCTGCATTTGCAGCACATCGGCGGCGCGGGCCTCGCCCTGCTCGGCAACGGTGCCGGGGATGACATAGACGGCGGCCCCCTCGCGGTTGGCCCATGCGGCAAAGGTCGCGAGCTTTTCACGCGCGGTTCCATCAGCCGCGATCCAGATGTTGTGCGGCTTGCCGTCCCGGCCTTGGCCCTTGTCGACGAAGCCGCGCAGCGGGATCAGCCCCTCGCACCAGCTGAATACCGTGTCCAAGAAGATGGCGATCTGGTCGGGGTCGGGATCGCAGCCAAAGGGATTTTCCGCCGGAGGACCGTCGTTGAAATCCATCCACGGGTTGAAGTGCAGGATGCTGTCGTCGCTCACCGCTCTAGCCTCCAGCAGCGCGCGGCCCAAGGGCAGAAGCGGCATTCGAAGAAGTCAGCGCTGGCGGCTATGCGCGGGAGCAATTCGCCCGCATCGGTCGCTTGCAGGATCCGCACACCGCGATCCGACATGCGCTGCGCGAGATCGGCATCGAAGGCGACCTGCTCATGGTGCAGCTCGGCCGTATCCTTGTTGATCGCGGTGAACACGGCGGGCGCGGCGCTGATGCCGGGCACGCTGGCTTCCATGTAGGCCTGATAAACCGCGATCTGTGCGGCATAGACCGGCTTCGACTTCGTCACGCCGTCCTTGACGCAGGCGCGCCAGTTCTTCGCGTTCATCGTCTTGCATTCCCAGAGGGCTGGAACGGCGAGCCCGAAGCCCTCAGGGCCAACAGCGATGATGCCATCGACATGGCCCCGGATGCGCCCGCCCGCGACGGAAAAGCCGAACTGGCCGCCATCCGGACGGTTGCCCTTGCGAGAGTAGAGATCAAACCCCGCGCCGCGCAGCCAGGCGGCGGCCAGGTCCTCAAGCGCATGACCAATGGCGAAGATGCGCAGCGATTGGCCGCTGAAGTCATGGCCATCGTCCTTCGGCGTGGCCGTGAACTCGAACTGCAAGGCGCGTTCGCAAGCATGGCCGAGACGCGATCCGCCGAGATAATCACGGGGCGTGCGCGTCGCCTGATCGGCGGTCAGGGCCTGGTCGACGGCAGCATTGACCTGGTCGGCGAAGCTGGGGCGGTGATTGAAGTCCAGCGTCAAAACGGCACCTCCGGCTTGTTGGCTTTGGCGATGTCGGACATGGCCTCGCGGAAGCCCTCGACGGACTCCTCGATCAGGGCGCGCACTTGCGCCTCGGTCAGACCGGCCAGAGGGGTGGCCCAGCCGATCTCATCCATCAGCAGAGCGACGCGTTTCACGGTGGCGGCGATGGCGGCCCGTTCTTCATCGGTCAGGTCAACCATGGCCACACGCTCCCGCGCCAAACGCGTCCAGCAGCCTTGGCAAGACATCGAGCAGAACCAGACCGAAGGGCGGGGCCGCTTCGAACGAACCGGATCGAACCAGCCAAAACCACGGCTGGGTTGCCGGCAGACAGCACAGAGCGTTCCACGCGGATGCCAAGGCCGCCCCCGGTCCTCGGCCGTGATGGGGGTGGTGAAGGCCATGGGTCATGCCGCCCTCCGTTCGGGGCTGGCCGCGCTGTCGATCAATTGGCGGATGGCGCGCTTGTTGAAGCCGAAGGTCATCAGCGCCGAAGCGCGATAGCGCGTCAGGCCGAAGTCATGGCGGCATTCGGGCTGCAGGTACTGCAACTGCTTTTCGGTCGGCGGCTGGCGCAGCCAGGAACGAGTCTTGAAGGCGCTTTCGTCGGTTTCGTGGGTGTTCAGCCAGTCATCGGCTTGCGCGAGGCACACGGTGCGTTCACCGACACCCAGCAAATGCGGGCGTTCGTTCTTGCCGCCGCCCACAGCATACCAGACCCCGTCCAGCCAGAAGATGCCGCCCCAGGCGGTGAAGCCCGTGGCCATCATCGCGTCATCAGTGCCGAAAAGGTCGACCCATGCAAAGCTGGACCGCTTCAGCAGGTCGATCTCTGTCATGATGAAACCCGACAGCGGAGCAGTGCCACTGCCTTCACCGCCGTCTTCATCCTTGCGCGGGAATTCCTCGCCACAGAGCGGGCATTCGGTCGCGGCGAGCGGGATTTCGGCGCCGCAGCCGGGGCAGGATTTGGTCGGGGCCTCACCAGCCTCGGTCTTGCCTTCCAGATCGACATCCTGTTCCAGCGTGCCGTGGATCAGGCTCGACGTCCCGAAATCCAGTACCACGCAGTCGGTTTTCACGATACCGGGGTGTTCTTCGGGATCCACGATGCGCAGGCCGCGCCCGACCATCTGGATCAAGGTGGACTTGTAGGAACTGGGGCGCAGCAATACGACGCAGGAAGTGGGCGGGTGATCCCAGCCCTCGGTCAGCACCGCCACGTTCACGATGACGCGGATGCTGCCCTCCGCATAGTCGGCAAGGATGGCCTTGCGGGTGTCGGACGCCAGATCGCCGTGGATCAGCGCAGCCGTAATCCCTGCCGCGCGGAAGGCATCGGTGACGTGTTCGGCATGGGCGACGGTGGAACAGAAGATGACGGTTTGCCGGTCGCCCGCCTTTTCCTTCCAGTGGCGGATCACCTCATCGGTGACGGGGGCACGGTCCATGATGCCCGCCACCTCCGCCATGTCGAAATCCGACATGGTCTTGCGGACGGACCGCAACTCGTCCTGCACACCCACATCGATGACGAAAGTCCGGGGCGGCACCAGATGGCCTGTGGCTATCAACTCACCCAGCCGCACCTGGTCGGCCACGTTGTCGAAGACCTCGCGCAGACCCTTCTTGTCGCCCCGGTTCGGCGTGGCGGTGACCCCGAAGATGCGCGCATCAGGATTGGCGTCGCGCACCCGGTCGATGATGCGGCGGTAGCTATCGGCGACCGCGTGATGCGCCTCGTCGATCACCAGCAGATCAAGCTTCGGCATGGCAGCGAGATTGCCGATCCGCGCCAAGGTCGGCACCATGGCGAAGGTCACCTGTCCGGCCCATGACTTGCCGTTGGCATCGACCACCGAGGTGGTCAGGCCCGGATTGACCCGCCCGAACTTGCCCCGGTTCTGATCGGTCAATTCATCGCGGTGGGCCAGCACGCAGGCCTTGGCGGCGCTGTCGCCGATCACCTCACCGACCACGGCTGATAAGGCCACGGATTTTCCGAATCCGGTGCTTGCCACACTCAGCGTGTTGCCATGGGCGTCAAGCGCCGCAAGGCTGCGCTCGACGAAGATTTTCTGGCGGGGGCGGAGGCGCATGGTCGATCCCCCCTTACTGCGCCCAGCTTGGCCGACCTGCATTGCCGGGGGCGGAAGCGGGCTGGCTGGGACGGGCGGCGGCCGTCTGCTGCGGGGCATAACCCTGCGGGGTGGTGGTGCCGATCGGCAAGGCGGCCGTCCCCATCAGGGCTGCATAATCGCGGTGATCGGGGGTGACAGCGCCCCGCACCTCGTTCTTGTCATCACCATTGGTGTCCTGGCCGATGTCGATGCGGGCAACGAATTCCACTCCGTCCAGATCCCCGAAGCCGTTGATGCGGCGACGGGGCTGTGCCTCGGGCGAATTGTCCTTGTCGGAAATTCCGCGCGCCGAGTTCAGGATGCCGCGGATCAGGCTGCGGCCCATGTTGGCCCAGTCCGGGCCCTTCGGGCTGTAAAGGCCGATCAGCGACCAGATTTTGCGGCGCGCATAGGGCCCGTCGACCACCGTGTATTCGGCGTCGAGATAGACCGCACCGGTCGCGGCGCGCTTGGCGAAACCGCCGGTCCACCCCTGCGACGGATCATCGAAGCCACCGGGGCGGATGGTCAGGCGCACCTTTGCAAGCGTGCCCTTCGGGATGACGTTGGAGTTGGATTGGACGGAGTTGAAGTCGTTCCAGATACCGGACATGGCATGGATCCTTTCAGTTGGAAGGTGAGACGCGCAGCGGCGTCAAACGGGAAAAGCCATCGCGGGGCCCGGATCGGGACATCGCGCCTGGCGAGATGCGATTAGCCATTGATCGGCACCTCCGCAGCGACAGGATCGGTTGTGGCGATGGCCGGGTAATTCAGACGTTCCTGTGCCGGACGGATCGGGCTCTGGATTTTCGTCATGAGTCGCTCGAGGTGGGGTTCCTCGACCATGGCCAGACGCCCCGAACGATCCTTGGCCGGGTAACCCCAAGGGTTCAGCGTCTGGCACACGAAGGTCCGCTGGGGCTGGCCATTGGCATCGGCGATGTCGGCCATGGTGATGACCTGATCGACGATCCCCGGCAGTTCGAGGCCGGTCTTGCTGCCATCGATCTGCGGCTGGAAAACCTTGCGATTGAAGTCGTCCAGCTTCTCGTCGAGGATGCCCACGAACCAGACATGCTTGCCGCGTGCATGCTGCAGGTGGGTCAACCACCCGATCATTTCGCGGCCATGCAGCCCGTAGGCACCCCGGATGTCCGGCTTGCCGGTCTTGTCCGAAAAGGCTTCGGGCTGACCCCGGCACCACTGAAAGCAAAGCCGTCCCGCCACGGTGATGCTGTCGATGAAGATCGTCTCGTAACGATCCACCACGGCTGGATCGCCGAACCGGCCGCAGACTTCGTCGAAATGCGCCTGGCTGTAGGGCTGGTCCTCGCGCAGAGCCGGGTTCGGCCCACCGATGAACACCGCGAAATCGCGGCATTCCTTCCATGTACGGGGCCGCAGCGTGTCGCCGTCCCAGGCCTCGACAGCCAAATCCCCAGCCTCGAGATCCATGAACAAGGTGGTTGAGGCATTCAGCGTCCACAGGAGGCTGGTCTTGCCGATGCCCGACCGGCCGAAGATGCAACCCTTGATGCCCTTGCGCTGCGCCAGCCGTTCGTCGGCGCTGATGATCGGGAGGGCCATCAGTGCTTCTCCCGTTTCAGGGCAGCGGCGGCGGCACGGTCGGACCCGATAGCACCTGCCTCGCGGGCAAGAATGTGGAGGCGTTTCAGCGCGTCCGCCCGTCCGAGGGCTGCCGAGATTTCCCGTTCCGCCGCGACGATCGCGAAGGCGATGTCATCGACTGTCGCCTCCATCACGGGCAGCGGCTCCCTCGGAGGGTCGCTCGGATGCTTCGGAAAACTGACGGTTTCCGGAAGTTCGTTGAGGGCGTAGTACGACTTGCGAAGACGGGTGATGTCGTCCGGTTGGTCCGGCATGTCAGTTCTCCATGGGATGAGGTGATTGAAGAGGCGCATCAGGTGGCCTGCGGAATGTCGGGGACCGGATCGCTGACGAAGATCGCCAGAAGGGGCGTGCCGTCGGCATGGGTGCCGGCGTCTTCGATCTGGTAGTTGCGGTGCGCCTCGAAGACCTCGGTCAGTTCCCAGCGCCGGTAGAGGCCGGGGATGCGTTTGAGGTCCGTGGGCGAAAGGTCGGCAATGCTGTTCATGCGTGTCGGCTTTCGGTTGGAGGGAGACGCGCGGTGGCGTCTGAATGTGAAAAGCCACCGCGCGGTCCGGATCGGGACATCGGGTCAGACGAATTCTTGCAGGGCGTCGCGCAGCCGCCTGATGGCGCGCTGGTAGCGTTTGCGCGCCGCCGCCTCAGACAGGCCAAGTTCGACGCCAGCTTCGGCTTGGGAGAAGCCTTCGACCGCCACACGGATCACCAGGATCGCATCGGCGCCCAGCAGCAGCCGCAGATCGCGAAGCAGTTGCGCCTCGCTGATCGCCGCGTCGCCTGAACCATCATCGGCAGCGACCTCGTCAGGATCGGTTTCGCTGCGAAGACTCTGGCGGCCCGCCTCCCTCTGATGGGCGCGCAGGATGTCGCGTTCGACATTTCGGAGGATGGTTGCCGCGATCCAGTTGACCCGTTGCAGGTCGAGACCGCGCACCGCTTCGGTGGTCCTGCCAAGGATGTCCGATGCGACTTCGTCGGCGGTGCCGACCTTGCGCCAGATGCACCTGCGCCGGATGGCGTCGAGGCCGGGCCAGAGCGCCAGCAGCATCAGGGTGAGGGCGCAATCGCCCGTATGCCCATCGGAATGCGCAGCGCGGGCAAGGGCGGCGAGGATCAGGTTCTTCTGATCCGTGCTGCCTGCTTTCTGATGCAGCGCGTCCAGCAATGCAGCTGGATCACCGAAGCCCCAGAGCGATTCGCTGTCGCGCCGAATTGCATCGAAGTTTCGTTGAAAACTGAGAAGGGAAGAAGAATGCATGAGGTGATCACGGATCTCGTGCCACGCGATCGACATTGGACGCCTGCCTTGCGGCCAGGCGTCGGGCGCCTTCTCGTGGCCAGGTCAGGACGTCGCGCGTCTCTGTGATTTCAGGAAATTGGTGAGATGCGCGCCTCAGCGCGCAGGTGACTGCGCCTGGTTCAGCGTCCCGCAGCCGCGGCACGTCGCCTGGACGGGGAAGCCCACCAGATACTCGTGCCCCCGCGCAAAACGCAGGTGCATGCGGCCGTCCCGGCAAACGCCGAGCAGCTTGTCGCAGCGCGTGCAGCGCCATTCGGGGCTCAAAGGGTTGGGTTTTGATTTTGCACCACCGGTCCAGATCATCTGGGCGGGCTGGCGGGAAGTATCGGGAGTCGGCATGGAAGTGCTCCTCTTTGCTGTGGAGCACTCCTATTGGACTAGAGAATCGGAGTTCGTCAGACCTCGGAACGGAGTTGAATAGGAGTTGGGCCTCAGATGGCGATTTCCCACCATTTACGCTTTGGGGACCGGACGAAATCTTCATTGAGCTTTTTCCAAAGCACAGACCCAAAAATGTTGGACAGTGATTGGTCCTCAATGCCTGCAATAAGATCTGCCGTCACGACTGGTGCGGGGCCATTATTGTGGGCGTCCACAAGCCGCTGCACGACGAGCAGCCTCTGTTCTCCCGATATGTCGATGGATCCCTTTCCCGGCACAAAGAGCGTTCCGGAATTATCGCCGGTGCGTTCAAGCTGTACGGTCAGCCCGCCTCGCGCCAGAGATTGGTCGCGTCGAAAAATGGCCTTGAGCTTGTCCGCAACCAAGGTGATTTCAGGTTCTTCGGTTTCGATGTGATCAGCGAGAGGCGTCAAGACGTTCGCAGCGAGACACGCGCCCGCGGCGTTTCCAGCCTGCAGCACCAGTCCAATCCCAAGGTCGCTGCGCGCCCTCAGCTCACCGTCGACTGACGCTCTGACTTTTTCCTGGTCCAGACTGCGAGCTAGGTAGATCGGGACATCCCGATTGTTGATCTCGAGCGTACCAAGATACAGCAGGTGTTTGTTCAATTCCTTGATCGCAGGCGTATCCAGCGTATTTGCCAATCGGGCGCGAAGATGCTCCTCGACCCAGCCATCGCGCACACGATAAATTCTATAACTATCTGGACTGCCACCACTGGGGGTAACATGGCCCTCTGCGACTTTGAGATCGACCTCGCCCGGTTGTGCAACGACTTCTGCCGCAACCGGGCCAATTCCGTCTTCGTCATCGATCAGGTCGTCGCCTTCCCAGCCCGCGGGCACAAGGAAACCCAACTCTGTCAGAAGAGCGGGATCGATCCCGCGATCCAGTAGCCAGGCGCCTGCAATCCTGTCTGCGCCGATGTCCCAGATGGAGAGCAGTGCAGGCACAATGGCCATGCCTTCATCAGCGCTCGGGGCGCGCCCCTCCTGCATGATGTTCCAATGCCGAAGCAACCGGTGACCGAGTACGCGCTCGAAATGATCGTCCAAGCTGAGCAGGCTGCTCGTGTTTCGGTCGGTCAAAGTGAAATTGAGTGTTTTCTCATGTGATGCGCCGGCGCGGCGATACCTGACTGCAATTTCCACAAAGCGGATCGCGACGGCGCGGGAGAAAATACGGTCAAGACCGGGCTGGCCACCAATAATTGTCGATATGTCCTGATTTATCGTCGTCGATAGAGACAGGCGATTTGCCAAATTAACAACGCTGATTTCAGCACGGATCACCTGAGCACGTAGGATCACCGCGTCTTCCAGTTCAGGCGGTTCCAGATGAAACCCGTTCAGAAATTGCGAGATATCGTACGCCTGAAAATCGACCGGCTGGTTCGAATACGTCTGATCCAAAGCCGTCTCAATGAACCGCTCGGCGATGGTGTGGCGCAGGGTTCTGTTGCCTGCCCGAACATGAACTCGACCTGTCGAAGGCGTGTAGACGATCATCGCTTCACCCGGCGGTCGGAAATAGATGCGGGACCGATTGCCGGAATCATCAATCTCTCGAACGCTGGTCGGAGGGTCGGGGTGAAATAGCAGATACATCTCGGCAGCCGGTTCGTCCCCATCCTCCGGAATGTCAAACCGGTCAATGCTATATCCGTCACCTCGATCCAGCTCGGTGTTCAGCTGGGAAAGCAGCGCATCTAGTATTTTGCTGCCAGCGTCAGGACCACCGTCCGTGGACGGATCGGCCATAAACGTCTGATAGTGCTTGTCGTACCGACGGTACATGCGCAGGTGCAGGCTGTTTTCGGCCGCTTCGAACAGGCTCTGTTCACGGGTGAACGCCCAAAGGCTGCGCGCAAGCTGATCCCGCTGGTTCATGAGTTCCCGGGAGCGCTCCGGTTCGAGCTTCGCCTTGGCCAAGCCTTCGAGCACGAATTGACCCCGGTCCGCGATGAGGGTCGCAATGCGCGCGGCCTCCGCCTCTAGTGGCCCCAAGCGGTCCTTGTTTTCCTGATGCAGCATGTTGCTGGCGGACGCAGGGCCTTCGGGGTTATCGGGCTCGAACTGGTAATTCTCCAACCAATCCAGCCTTTCAAAGGATCTGCTCCGCAAAAATGCCGATAGCAATGACGACTCTGCGTCATTGAGCAATCGAGAGAGATTCGGGCAGGTCTTGGCTGGGGCACGTACCATATAAGTCTCCGGAAACGCTTATTTACTCTGCAGTCTGCAAACGCGGTGTCATATTCGGAATTTGAAACTGCGGTGACCTTTTGGGCAATTGGAAACGAGATTTTCGCTTTTCCAAACAGGATAAGCCGCTCGGGCAAGATCAATGCGGGCATCCTCGATCAGGCTAAGAATGTGCGGGCCGACCTGGGATCCCTTACGCGCCATGAAATCACCTCAACGAATGTTTGCTCTCTATCTGATTCAACCTCTGATAGTCGTTGACTAAACTTTCTTTCGCAAGAGGTGATACTCTCTATATTTGTTCGTGAGTTGTTCTATTTCATGGGTAGCCACAGGGTCCGGCATGTCCCACCCAAGGCCTCGCGGTGGCTTTTGATTGGTAATGACACCACCAATCACGGCTGCCCGAGACATGAAGCGACCCAACCCGTTCCCGCCCGACCAGATGACACCCGCAGAACGCCGCGCCGATTTGTGTGGCCTGCTGGCGCTCGGGTTGATCCGCTTGAGCATGAGAGACGCCACGGAACTATCCGACGAAACTGGAGAAAGTTCTCTACACAACTCGGCCGACCAATGCCGTCATGCAACTCCAACTCAACGGAGAAATGCATGACCATCGATCCCATCCCCGCCCGCCTGGCCGCGCTCAAGACCACCTCGACGCCCGATCTGAAGCAACAGTGGCGGGAGTTGTTCGAAACCGAACCGCCGCCGTTCAATCGCCGGTATCTCGAAAGCCGACTGGCCTACCGCATCCAGGAACTCACCTATGGCGGGCTGAAGCCCGAGACAGTGAAGCGGCTGGAAGCCCTCGGTGAACAGCTTGACGGCGGCAATATCATGAAACGGCGCATCCGCGCCGATCTGAAGCCCATCGCCGGAACGCGGTTGATCCGCGACTGGCAAGGCGTCGAACAGATCGTCACCGTTACTCAAGACGGGTTCGAGTGGCAGGGGCGGCCGTACCAGTCGCTGTCGGCCATCGCCCGCGCCATCACCGGCACCCGCTGGAACGGCTGGGTGTTCTTCGGCCTCAAGAATCACCGGAGGACGGCATGAACAAGCCCAGCAATCCGACGAAGATCGTCCGTAAGCTGCGCTGCGCCGTTTACACCCGGAAATCATCGGAAGAAGGGCTCGAGCAGGAGTTCAACAGCCTGCATGCCCAGCGCGAGGCCTGCGAATCCTACATCGCCAGCCAGCGATCCGAGGGCTGGGTGCTGGTCCGCGATCAGTACGACGATGGCGGCGTCTCCGGCGGCACGTTGGAACGTCCCGGCCTGAAACGGTTGTTGGCCGACATTGAGGACGGCTTGGTCGACGTGGTCGTGGTCTACAAGATCGACCGCCTGTCGCGCTCGCTGATGGATTTTTCCAAGCTCGTCGAAGTGTTTGACCGCAACGGCGTGACCTTCGTTTCGGTGACACAATCGTTCAACACGACCACCTCCATGGGGCGGCTAACGCTGAACATCCTGCTCAGCTTTGCACAATTCGAACGCGAAGTGACTGGCGAGCGCATCCGCGACAAGATTGCCGCCTCGCGCCGGAAGGGGATGTGGATGGGCGGCGTGCCGCCGCTTGGCTACGAAGTGAAGGATCGCAAGCTGGTAGAAAACCAGGACGATGCCGCGCATGTCAACTGGGTCTTCGCCCGCTTCATCGAAATCGGTTCGGGCACCGAACTGGCGCGGGAACTGTACGCACGGGGCGTCACCACCGCGCGCGGTCATCGCATCGACAAGAAGTTCATCTACCGGATGCTGAACAACCGGGTTTACATCGGCGAGGCCGTGCACAAGGGCACCAGCTATCCCGGCGAACATGAAGCGATCATCGAGCGGGAGACGTGGGACAAGGTTCACGCCATCCTGACCGAAAGCCCCCGCAAGCGTGCCGCGCGCACCCGCGCTGATACGCCTGCTTTGCTGCGGGGATTGCTTTACGGTCCCGATGGTGCAGCGTTCTCACCGACCCACACCCGCAAGGGCGGGCGGCTGTACCGTTACTACGTCAGTCAGACGGTGCTCAAACATGGCGCAGGTTCGTGTCCGGTCGGCCGTGTTCCGGCGGGCGAAATCGAAACCGCCGTCATCGACCAACTTCGCGCCGTGTTCCGCCAACCCGAAATCGTAGCGGGCACATGGAAGGCCGCCCGCGCCCATGCCGACGACATCACCGAGGCCGGCGCCCGCGCGGCCCTGCAGCAACTCGACCCACTTTGGGACGAACTTTTCCCCGCCGAGCAGGCGCGCATCGTGGCGCTGCTGGTCGAGCGCGTGGACATTGGCGAAGGCGGGCTCAACGTCCGGCTCCGTGTCGATGGCCTTGGCGGCCTCGCGCGAGAGATGCTGGCCGGAGACATGGGAGCGGCTGCATGACCCGCGGCACGCCGGTTCCCGAGACGGTGACGCTCCATGTTCCGTTTCGCATCGTGAAGCGCGGCGGGCGGAAGGAGATGCAGCTACCCGAGGGTGCCGCGCATCCGCGCAGGACCGACAACACCATCATCAAGGCGCTGGCCCGCGCGTTCCGGTGGAAGCGGATGCTGGACTCGGGCGAGTTCGCCACCATCGCCGAACTGGCTGAGCGCGAGGGGATCGCCCCTTCTTACATGACCCGCGTCCTGCGCCTGACCCTGCTTTCGCCCGAAATCGTTGAGGCGCTCCTGGACGGGAAGCAGGGGCCAGAGGTGACACTGGCAAAGGTACTGGAGACGTTCCCCGGTAGATGGGATGAGCAGCTTGGCAAAATCAAAAAAAGGGGCGAAGCCACTCTTGGTAACCTGTGAATATCGTAACCCGTCAAGGGGGAAGCTGGAGACGCCTGAGGCTCTTGCATGCCAGTCTGCAATTTGCGTATATGCAAGTATATGCACTGCGGAGCGCTAGTTCTTGATGATCTCAACGGCAGAGGCGGCCAAAAGGGCGGGGATCCACAAGGATACCCTGCTTCGCTGGCTTCGACGTGGATTGGTGCAAGAGCCGATGCGAGATCGGCGTGGATGGCGATACTTTACTGAGGACCAAGTTATGGAAATTGTGGCCTACGCTCGTTCTGAGCATCCGAATGAAGCGCAGGCTGAGGAAGCGGAGCCAAATGCCAGCCTTCGCTCTTTGTCGGAAATGGATTGGGACTTTGCAGGCGCAAAGACGAACTACCTAACGCATCGCCTGCACCCTTATCCCGCTAAGTTTATCCCCCAAATTCCGAATGCGCTCATTCAAGAACTATCTCGCGTGGGCGACACAGTAGGTGACATCTTCTGTGGAAGCGGAACGACACTCGTTGAAGCACTTACGCTCAAGAGAAGTACCGTGGGAATAGACGCTAGCCCCTTGGCATGTCTGATTGCCCGCGCGAAGACCACGCTGCTAAGTGATCTTGGCAGACAAGAACTCCTTCATGTGCTCGAGCAAGTGCGTCGTATGACGGAGCACGCACAAGTTTCCTCGTCATCTAGACTTCCTGGGGTGTTCTCTTCGGCTTGGCGCCCAGACTACCCCAAGCTCAGCTTCTGGTTCGAAGATTTTATTATTGAAGAGCTTGCTGAAATTCTTCAGATCTGTCGCGCGATCCGGTCGCATGATGCTCAGACTATAGCGCTAGCTAGCTTCTCTTCTATTGTGGTCACGGTTTCTCGTCAGGACTCTGACACACGCTACGTGCGTCGCGAAAAGGGAACACTTCCAGGCGATGCCTTCAAGCGCTTCGCTCGCGCTCTCGAGCAATCCATTGAGGTAGTGTCAGAACTCACAGATATTGTTGAGCCCAGGTTTGACTGTACGATTGTAGAACGGAACCTGCTATTAAAGCCCGACATTCCGATGCTGGATCTTGTCGTGTGCTCTCCCCCCTATCCGAACGCATTCAGCTACCATCTCTACCACATGACACGCATGATTTGGTTAGGGATGGACCAGCCGCGTTTCAAAGCTGAAGAAATTGGGAGCCATCGTAAGTACAGCAAGAAAGGACTAGGAGCCGCAACGGCAGAAACTTTTCAGAAGGAGTTCTCTGAAATTCTGTCGTGGCTGTGTGGCCGTCTTAGGAAGGGTAAGTACGCGTGCTTTGTCGTCGGAGACTCTACGCTCTCCGGCAAGCGGGTCTCGAATGCTGACCTTATTTCGGAGGCGGGGATTTCTGCTGGCTTCCGGGAAGTGGCTCGAATCGATCGCCACATGCAGGCGACGAAAAAGTCCTTCAATCCTGCAATCGGTAAGATCAAGACAGAGCAGATCTTGGTACTTGAAAATGTGGGGACGAAATGAGTGAGTTTGTCTGCCGAATCAAGGAATACATCCAGCCGTTCGAGCGCGAGCTTGCGTTTCAAGAGGTTGGTGCGCTGATAACGGCGGCAGGCTTGGCTTCGGAGCGAAAATCGAGCTCCGAGTTGATGGTGCTTGGCGATGAAAAGAACCTTCAGGACTTTGCTCAACGCCTTGCATATTGGGAAAGCGTAGCCGGGTCGGGACGGTTAGTGACTACTCGTCAATCACTTCGCGAAGCAACAGTAAACGTTGTTCGCAACGGAATAGATCTAGACGTCCTGCGCGATGCCTTGCCGTTCCGAGACGAAGTATCACTGCCAAATCGCCGCTGCCTTCGTTACGGAACCCATGGCATTCATGAGTACCGCGGAAAGTTCTTCCCGCAGCTTGTTCGTGCGCTCATCAATGTTTCAGCGACTGATGCCGGAGGCATAATTGCCGACCCCATGAGCGGGAGCGGAACGACACTAGTTGAAGCGAAGCTTTTCGGTTGCGAGACCTACGGTGTCGACATGAACCCACTTTCGTGTTTTCTAACTGACACGAAAGCGGGCCTTCTCGAGGCTCGCACTGAGGAGCTGGTCGACGGGTATCGTTCAATTCGCGATGCGTTGCTTAAGCCAGAAGTTCGAAGCCACAAGATAGCCTATTTGGAGACTTTGCCTAAGGAGGATCAGCGTTATCTGTCTAGCTGGTTCGGCACTGAGGTGCTCGCAGGTCTTGACGATATCATGCAGCTGATACGCCGGGAGCCATCGCCCCAAGCTCGCAGCCTTATGCTGGTGTCACTGAGCAACATCCTCCGGTCGGTATCCTGGCAAAAGGTGGAAGATCTCAGAGTTAGAAAAGAAGTCCGATTGGACGTTGAGATCGACCCGAAGCGAGAGTTCCTCGAAGAGCTAGGACGGTCTGTGCGCGCGGTACTCGCCCTTCTGTACCAAGAGGGAAGCCGGAATTACCCAAAGCATACCATCGTGCAGGGCGATGCCCGTCGTTGCGCAGAAATGTGGCCGGACGTTAAGGGGAAAGTGGACGCCATCATCACCTCGCCGCCTTACGCCACGGCACTTCCGTACTTGGACACCGATCGTCTGAGTCTTTGCTATCTTGGCTTGTTGCCACGCCCGGAACATCGAGCTCGTGATCTCCTAATGATCGGGAACCGCGAGGTTTCAGAGAAGATGCGCCGAGAATACCTCGCAAGCTATCAAAAGGAAAAGAACGGTCTTCCAGCGGCTATAACAGGCCTTATTGACAAGATTGACAAGTTGAATAGCAATCACGACGTGGGTTTTCGCCGTCGCAATCTGGCAGCTCTGCTGTTTAAGTACTTCTCAGACATGAAGCGTGTCATTCAGAGTATGAACGAGGCCCTGAGACCTGGTGGTGCCGCCTACATTGTTGTTGGAAACAACCATACGACGGCAGGGGGCGAGCGTGTCGATATCGAGACAGCTCAGCTTCTCGCAGCGTTGGCGGATCAGGCAGGGTTCCTTATCGAGCCGTCTCTCTCTATGGATATGCTCGCTTCGAGAGATATCTTTCGGAAGAACGCGATGGCAACAGAAGAAATCCTGTATCTACGCAAAATCTCCTAGAGATATCCGAATATTTTCTGAGAGTTCCGCACCTGTATGTTGCAGTGCGGGATAAGGCTGTTGTATCGCCCAGTGCCAACAGGGACGATCTCAACATAATAGGAGAAACCACCTGTTCCGTTGGCGCGCTGCATATAGAAGATATCTCCTATGCCGCCAGCACTTCTGAGGTGCTCGCTGCGCAGCCGAAGGTCTTTCTTGTCTGGATTGTACCACATGGTTACAGGAAAGGTCGCGCCGCCCAGGCGTACCATGACATTTGGTCGATCCATCTTGCCACGACCGTGCTTGTCAAGCGGCCCAGTCCACGCAGGGTCTTGTACAAAAAGGTTCGGCCAACCCCAGAAGTCAGGATCGGTATCTCTGGCGATCAGGGGAATGAAGATTTCCGGCGAGCGCCGCTGCGTCCCCTTAGTAGTTTGCCCGACGCCCACATCAGTTCGCTGCAAAGTCATCAGAAAGGTAGTGTTGTGACCGCCCTGGGGAGCGACGGGGTCGAAATGGGGGACTACAAGTGTTGCAGCTTCCTCTTCATTTTCAGCATCTGACCCTCCTTCTTCGTCGGCAGGTACAACGACAGCTGCGACTTTCGGTGCTGCCCTTACCGAACGACGAGAGAAAATACTTTCTACTTCTTCGCCGGCAGCTTCACGAGCTGACTTTTCTTCTGCCCGCGCCGCCTTCTCATCCGGCACCTTCTTTGCGGCGGTTAGGCGATCCAAAAGCGCGGCATCTAACGAGAAGCACTCTCCCTCAGTGGGGGTGCTCCAAGCGTCCAAGCTGATGGTAACCGTTTCGAGTAGCGTCTGATCAGCATGAACCGACAAATCGAGCTTCAGAAGGACGTTCGCCTCATAGTTCGTATAGAGCCCACCCTCTGTTAGGTTGCCTGAGCCTACAACAAGATGCGCAGAGTCCTGGTTACGAAAAAGATAGATCTTTGGGTGGAAGGTCGAGGCGATGCCATTTCCGTAGACAAAGATGCCAGGCCCGTTACCCACGGCATCGATCAAGTCGCGCAGGCCTTGTTCAGAGGTTCCTCCTGCGTCGACGCCAGCCGTGAAGCGAACCACTCCTCCACGCGCTGCGAAGGCCTTCAT